TACTGCGCGTGCTACGGCGAACCGTAGTTGTGATCGTGGCGATACTGGCGGCCGCGGTGGCCTATAATTGGCTTTTTCCATTTACCAACGTATAACAATTGGCGGCCGGGGCGGTCGATTTGGGGCGGTTCGCCTCGGGTCGATCCCCCGCGTTCGTCGTCGGGTCGCCCCGAGCGTTTTTAACGCACCGAGCGCCCGAAAATTCGCGCCGTTATAGCCGTGTTAATTTGTTATAGCCGTGTAATACGATCGTACAAAACCCCCGCAAAAAACGATGCGGGGATCATGCGGGGATCGAAAAAACTTGTTTAAAATCAACGCGGTGCCCGTGTTAATAAAAACCCCCGCTAAAAAATTCGTCACAGCCCATAGAGGATACACAATCATGTTATATCGTATGCTATCTATCTCTTTACGTAAAACTACTCCCATTCTAATATTTTTAGCGGGGATCTGGGGGGGGTATATAAAAGAGTATATGGATCAAGTAGTTAGTCGATCCCCGCATCGATCCCCGCTACAATTTAACGGGGGTCTCGATAATGTTTAACAATGATCTAACAAGCCGCCCCGGCTACTCAATGCAAAAAGAAGCGTTCGCGGTCCTGTGGTTTTCCTACGCTGGCGACGGCGCGAAGGCCCTCCGCGAGTTGATCCCAGTTGACGGGATGACCGACCGATCCCGGGCGATACTCCAACGCAAGTTAGAATCGGATCCATACGTCCGCCAGCGGATCGCAGAATTGCAGGGCGTGGCAGCCGAGAGGGCGATCGACGACGCCACGTATTTACGCGAGCAGCTAACAACGCTTGTCGAGGACGCGCGCGAGGCTGGCAAGTTTACCGCCGCGGCCGCCGCGTTGGCTCAGTTCGCCAAAATGGCCGGGCTCGACGGCGTGCAGCGCGTTGACGTGACAACCGCAGGGCAGCCCGTTACAATGACCCGACGGATCATAGACCCAAAGGCCCCAGATGACGCTTGAGCTTGAGATCACAACCCCGCGATGGTTTGTCCCGTGGCTAACCCCAAAACGCTACAAAGGCGCGAAGGGCGGCCGCAGCGGGGGCAAGTCACACAGTATTGCGGAGACTGTGATCGAGACGATGATCGCCGATCCGTCGTATCAAGTGGTTTGCATCCGGGAGGTGCAGAAGTCGATCCGACACTCAGTTAAAAAGTTGCTCGAGGACAAGATCCGCAAGTTCCGCGCCGGGCACCTGTTCACCATCACCCGCGATGAGATCCGCCGCAACGGCGGCACCGGATTGATCATATTCCAAGGTTTGCAGGACCACACAGCCGACAGTATTAAATCATTAGAAGGGTTCGATCTGGCGTGGGGCGAGGAGGCCAACAAGTTGAGCGCCCGATCGCTCGAGTTGCTGTTACCAACGATCCGCAAGCCGGGATCGGAATTGTGGTTCAGTTGGAACCCCGAGGACGAAACCGACCCGATCGATCTTTTGTTCCGCGAGCAGTTGCCCCCCGATCAGTGCATTCTATTGACGGTCAATTTTACCGACAACCCGTTTAACGGCGCGGAGGTATACGCCGAGGCCGAGCGGCATAGACGCTACAGCCCGGACACATACGATCACGTATGGCTAGGCGCGTACCGCAAGAGCCGCAAGGCGCAAATTTTCCGCGACAAGTTCGAGATCGACGAATTCAGCCCGGATCAATCATTTGGCGATCCGCTATTTGGCGCGGACTGGGGTTTTTCTGAGGACCCGACGGCCCTTATTCAATTGTACGTCCGGGGGCGCGATCTTTATATTTGGCGCGAGTCATACCGCCACGCCCTCGAGCTTGACCAGATCGCCGAGACTTGGCGGCGCGAAGTGCCCGCGAGCCCGGGCCGGACGATCCGCGGGGACAACAGCCGACCCGAGACGATCAACCATGTTAGCAAGGCCCCCGGCTATAACGTGATCCCAGCGCCCAAGTGGCCCGGCAGCGTCGAGGATGGGATCGCATTTATCCGAGGGTTTGATCGGGTTTATATCCATCCGCGCTGTACTAATGTCGCTGCAGAGTTTAGGCTTTACAGCTACAAGGTTGACAAGAGAACGGGCGACGTTTTGCCCGACATTGTGGACAAGTGGAACCACGCGATCGACGCGATCCGGTACGCCCTTGCGCCACTTATCCGCACCCGGTTGGAGGTTTACGAGTAATGTTTGATCGACTATTTAGACGGCGCGCGGTTGCCGAGAAAGCCGCAGCGGGGCCGACCGGGATCGGTTTGCCTCAGATTATAAGCAGCCTTGCGCGCGTGCCGACGTTCTCGGATTGGTCAACCGCCGACGCGGTGGCCCTCGGCTATAAAGCCAACGCGGCTGTAAATGCGTGTATCAATAAGCGCGCCGACGAGCTCGAGGCGGTCCCGTGGGTCGCTAAGTACAACGGCGAGCCGATGCCCGACAGCCCGTTGCAGCGGTTGATCAATAACCCGAACCCAGATATGGCCTTTAGCCAGATCGTCGCTTACATCGTGCAGATGCTCGACTTATCCGGCAATGTTTACCTGTCTAAAATTATCGCCGGGGTTCGCTCCCGCGAAGTTGTCGAGATATGGCCTTTAGATCCGCGCGGCATGATTGCCAAGCGGGGTGCCAACCGATTGATCGGGGCGTGGGAATATCGAGGACCAGGGGGGGTTAAACCAACCGAATTCACCGCCGATCAGATCTGCCAGATCCGCAACCCCAACCCGGAGAGCTTTATTTATGGCTTGCCGACGATGTTGGCGAGCGGCCGGGGCGTCGACATTTACCGGGAAGCCCGCGACGCTCAAAAGTCCAGCTTCGAGAACCGGGGGTTATCAGACATTGCGATCATAATTGACCCGGAGACAACCGCGGAGCAATTCGAGAGGATCAAGGCAAAGCACGCCGAGCGCAACCAAGGCAGCGCGAACAACCGCGCGCCGATTTTCTCGACGCGAGATATTAAGCCGCTCGGATCCAGCCCGGCCGAAATGGACTACACTGCCAGCGTGCAAAGCGTGATCAATGAGATTTGCTCAGTGCTCGGGGTGCCGCCTCAGATGATCGGTTATCTGCAGGACGCCACGCTTGCAAACTATGAGACCGCGCGAAAAATTCTATGGGTCAACACATTGATCCCGTTATTGCGCCGCATATCAAGCCAACTGCAGCGCGGGATCGCCGCGGATTTTGGGCCCGGTTGGACGATCGAGCCGGATCTATCCGCAGTCGACGCCCTCGCAGATGACTACAACAAGAACGTGGAAGCCGCCGCGAAGTTGTGGGGCATGGGCGTTCCGTTTAACGAGATAAACAAGCGGCTATCGCTCGGGTTTGATGAGATCGAGGGCGGCGACGTCGGCTATCTCGGCGGCGGTTTGATCCCGGCTAACGTCGATTGGACGGCGGACCCTGCAACGGGTGCCGAGGATTTGGCAAAGACACTGGCCGGGCTTACTTATGGCAAATAGATTTTTATTAAACGCCAACCAAGCGGCCGAAGCGCGGATCCAGAATGCCGCGATCGATCGAGTTGCTGCAGCAATGGCCGGACCCGTCGCCCGCGCACTCGCCGCGCAGATGAGAGCCGCCGCGAAGTCGATCGAGGTCGGCGGCAGCATTGCCGGGGCGGTTATGTTGAACGCGGCCCCGTTAAATGCCGCCTATGCTCGGATCTATAAATCCGCCGCGCCGATTGTCGGCCGCCGTATTATTGACCGGGCGAAGGATTTGCACGGATCCCGGCACATACTAACCAAGGCCGACGGCGACGGGGTGCCCGTGCTCCAACTATGGAACGCCCAGATCGCGCGCTATATTGCAGCGTTCGGCGCCCAGCGCGTGCAGAATGTTAATCAAACTACGATCGATCAACTGCAGCGGCTAATCAGCAACGCATACGCCGAAGGGGCCAACGTGGTCGAGGTGCAGCGCCGGATCTATGACGCGATCGAGCCGTTCTCACTGGTCCGATCCCGGACGATCGCACGTACCGAGACCCACGCGGGCGCAATGGCTGGCAGTTTAACGGCGGTCCGTGTGATCGAGATTGATACCCAGAAGCGGTGGAACGCGACCGAGGACGGGCGCACCCGGCCCGATCACAATGACGCCGACGGACAGATCGCCGATCTTGAGCTACCTTTCAATGTAGGGGGCGACAAGATGCAGCACCCCGGAGACCCCGACGCGGGCCCCGAGAATGTCGTAAATTGTCGATGTGTCCTTGATTATCCAATGGGTTAAAATTATGCTACAGCACAAAGACAAGCAAAGCGGGCAGAAAATGCAGGAGCACGGCGGATTTTTTGAGCTAATAAACGCGATCCCGGTCGCCCTGCAGGGGGCACTTATGGCGGTTGTTATGTCAGTATTACGCGTATATTATGACGCAAGCGAGACCAGCGCCACGCGCGCGGCCCTCGAGGCGTCGATCTGCGGCGCGCTAACCCTCGCCGCGTCAAGCGCGCTTGATTGGGTCGGGGCACCGCAGCAGATCGCGGTTGCGGTCGGCGGGTTTATCGGTTTTATTGGCGTTGCTAAATTGCGCGCCTATTTGTTCGCGTGGCTTAATCGGAGATCGGACAGTGGCAGCAACGACGCAAATTAAAGGCGTAAAGTTAGAGACAAAACTCAGCAGCGATCGGCGGCGGTTCGAGGCTTACGCGTCGACGTTCGGCAATATCGACAGCGATAACGATGTTATCATGCCCGGCGCATTTACAAAGACGATCGCCGAGGCGTTCCCCGCGAAGCGGATCAAGGTTTTGTGGCAGCACAATTGGAGCCAGCCGATCGGCCTCCCGGTTGCCATGACGCAGGACAGCAAGGGCCTATACACAGAGACCGAGTTAGGACGGCACACACTCGCAGTAGATGCGGCCGCCCAGTTGGAAGATGGGATCATAGACCGATTATCGATCGGGTTTTGGATCCCGGCGGGCAAGTCCGCGACGCGTCCCGACGGCGTGCGAGAGATCGCCGAAGTCGCATTACTTGAATACAGCCTAGTCACCTTTCCAGCCAACGATCAAGCGATCGTCACAGGTATGAAAGCACTGGGTGAGGTAGCCCGTTTTTTAAAATCGGCGGGAGCCTTGCAGCAGTCGACGATCGACGATTGCGCCGCGACGTTCGCCGAGATTAAGGCACTCTTAGCAATCCAGCCGGGCGATCCACTGGGGACCGAAAAGAGCCGCCAGCAAGAGCAAGAGCAACAAGAGATCGCCGCGCTGGCGGATCTATTAAAAGCATTTAAACCTACTTACTAAGAGAGTAAAACCATGACTTTAGAAGAATTAAAGGCCCTGTTACAAAAGTCGACCGGGGACTACAACGCCGCACTAGCGGAGTTCAAAGGCAAGCAGGACAAAGGCGAAGCCGAGATCAAGGCGTTACAAGGCGCATTTGATACAATGGAGGCCGCAGTTAAGTCGGTCCAAGCCGAGTTACAACGGATCGCGACATTGAGCAACGGCACCAACGCGCCGAACGTTCAAAAGTCGATCGGTGCGCAGTTCGTCGAGTCGGTCGAGTTTAAAAACGCGTCCGCGTCGGGCTCACTCAATACGGGCACATTCCAAGTTAAAAATATCACCGGGTTAGCTAACAGCGGCGGCGCATTGGTTCGCCCAGACCGTCAAGCTGAAGTGGTGATCCCAGCCCGCCGCCCATTGCGCGTGCGTGATCTGATGGTAACGATCCCGACCTCGAGCAATTCGATCGAGTACGTCCGCCGCAACGTGTTCACCAACAACGCCGCACCGCAAGCGCCGGGCGCACCTAGCACCGCGATCGGTGCGGGCGAGATGCAGAACAAGGCGCAATCGAATATCACCTATGAGCTAGTTTCGGCACCTGTACGCACGTTCGCTCATTGGGTCCCGGCGTCTCGCCAGATTTTGCAGGACGCGCCAGCGTTGCAAGGTTTGATCGACACTGAATTAGTTTACGGCCTCGACTTGGTTAGCGACGCGCAGATCTTAAACGGCGACGGCACCAACCAGAATTTAACGGGCCTTATGGTTGACGCTGGCGTGACTGTGGTCGCCCCAGATTCAGCAACAGCGACCGCCGCGGCACGTCCGCAAGCGATGCTCGAGCATATCCGCAAAGCGATCACAGCGATGCAGTTGCAAGAGTATTACAACGTGTCCGGCGTCGTATTAAACCCGACGGATTGGGCAACGATCGAACTAGCCAAAGGCACCGACGGCCAGTATATTTGGGCCAGCGTTGCGAGCGGTGCAGAGGAACGCGTCTGGCGTGTCCCGGTTGTTATTACCAACGCTATGACCGTCGGCCGCTTCTTACTCGGCGATTGGACGATCGGCGCGAAGTTGTTCGACCGCGAGCAAGCCAACGTGCGTGTCAGCGAGTCCCATGCCTCGATGTTTATTCAAAACGCCGTGGCAGTTCTCGCCGAAGAACGTTATGCAATGTCGATCCCACATCCCAAAGCATTTGCGCGCGGCGTGTTCCCGACCCTAGTTTAACCCGTGACCTTTTGCCGGGGTTTAACCGCCCCGGCCTTTTTTGGAGCGTCCCAGATGGAAGAAGTCAAGCAATTGATCACACTCGGCGGCGATATGCCGGACCCGTTCACCCCGAACCCAGACGACTACGAGCAGCACACATTGATCGGCGATTGTATCCGCGGGATCGCGGGGACCGTGGTCAGTGTACACGTCAACGATCTAGCAATTTTACGGGCCAATAAATTGATCGCGCCGTCGGAAGCCGAAGCCGAAGCCGAAGCAGAGCCAGCCAAAGCCAAAGGCAAGGGCAAGGGCGGCAAAGCAACGCAACCCAAGGCCGAGATCGAGACCGAAGCAGAGCCAGAAAAAGCCGAGATCGAGGCGCCCGCGGCCGATTTGCCCGCGATCCCTAACATTGCAGACATGCCGGGGGTTTAACCATGTTTAGCGTCGACGTTTTGACAGTCCCGGCGGGTGCCGTTGCTCCCGTGTACCTTGCCGAACGTCTCGGTGTCGACGCGTCCGATCCGTTGCTCCCGGGCTATATCCTCGCCGCAACAGAGGCGGCCGGGGAGTATTTGCGCCGGGCGATAACGTCCCGACAATTGCGCGTTACGTTCGAGGAGTGGCCGGGCGTTGGTGCGGTTGGTGCGTGGCTGTCTGGCAGTCGGGCGCGCCTCGGCGGTTTTGTCGAGTTGCCGTATACAGGGCCGATCGCAACAGTCGACACAGTGACCAGCAATGGCGCCGCCGTTACGGGTTGGCAGTTGGTCAAAGGCAACCCGGCGCGGCTTGTTTTGTCGCCCGTGCTCCCGTTGACCGTCACATATACGACCGGGTGGACAACGCCCCCGGCACCAATAACCGAAGCCGTGGCCATGCTGGCGGCGTTTATGTATGAGCACCGCGGCCAATGCGACGCGGCAGACCAGATCAACCGCAGCGGCGCGGCCGCGCTTCTTAATCCATACCAGGTGCCGTTATGAAATGTTGCGAGATCACCGCGGCAGACTTGCGCCACGTGATCCAACTGCAGCGCGCAAGCGAAGCGCCGGACGGGCAAGGCGGCACCGTGAAAACGTGGCAGACCTACGCCAGCCCGCGCGCCAAAGTCTCGCAGATAAGCGCCCGGGAGGCTGTACAATTGGCGGCGATACGGTCGCCAATTGTGGCCCGTTGCGTGATCCGATGGCGTGCCGACGTTACCGCGGCGGACGTCGTATTATTTAACGGCCAGAGATACGCGATCACCGGGCAGCCCGCCGATCTTGAGTTTTCGCGCCGTTGGCTAGTTTTGGACCTCGCAGGAGTTCAAGCGATATGAGCAAAAAAGCGACCGTGGAGGGATTGGCAAAGCTGCGGCAGAATGTCGCGGCGTTATCTGATGACATAGGGCCGCATTTAACCAAGGCCGCGATCCGCGGGGCCCGGTTGGTGCAATCTAAAGTTATCGCGTCAATTAAGCGTCAAAGCCAAGGCGAGTTAGTGACCCGCCAGCACCCCGGACAAGCCGAATACGAGCACATTGCAAGCCGCCCCGGCGACGCACCCAACACAGATACGGGCGAACTAATCAGGGGGATCCAGATTGAGATCCGCCCGGACGCGGTTTTTGTCGGCGTGGAAGCGTCGCAGGACCGCAAAGCGATCGGGTTAGAGTTCGGCACCGACGACGGCAGATTGCAGGCCCGGCCGTTTTTGTTCCCGGCGTTCGAGGCAGCCAAGCCGGAGATCGTCGAGATGCTAAAACAAGCGATTAAAGACGACATAACCCAGACGGGCCGCGACGCTGGCGAGTCAGTCCGGCGGACAGTGCAGATCCTGGGGGGTATCCTGTGAACGCGTTGCAAGTTGCGATCCATACTAAACTATCCGCGGCACTCGGCGCCGGGATCGTGTTTGACCAAGTGCCGGACAACCGCCCCGGGGCCTATGTTGTGATCGGGGATGATACGGCGACCGCGTGGGACACAGACGACGCCCCCGGCAAGGTTTGCACGTGTACGCTGTACGCGTATAGCACCAACACGGGACAAGCGACGACGACGACGGGCTATAAAACCGCAAAGGCACTAGCCGAGGCCGTATATAGTGGGTTACATTTACAGCGTTTAATTGTTGCGGGGTGGGAGAGTTCCCGCGCCGTTTTTGAGTTCGAGAGTGCGCAGCGCAGCGCGGACGGGATCAGCCGTCAGATCGTGCAGCGTTTCCGGGTTTATTTGCATAAATAGGGGTTAGTATATGACGGTTGGCGTAGGCGTTTTAGGCCGCGACGTGATCTTGACGGTTGCGGGTCAAGCAATTTTAGGCACACAGACCAAGGGTTTGTCGTGCAATAACGAGTTGATCGACGTCTCAGACGACGCCGCGGGCGGTTGGCGGTTAGTTATGGCGCGACCGGGTCTTAAAACTGTGGACATTGCGATCAGTGGAGTCCTTAAAAATTTGGAATTAATGCGATCGTTTTTTAACGCTGCCAACAGCGGATCGCAAGTTTTCGCGGTCAGCGTGACATACCCAGACGGATCGATCGTCGCGGGTAACTTTGCGCTTGCCACGTTCAACGAGACGGGCGAGAGCAACGCGGGCAAGACGTTCGATAGTTCGTGGCAGTCAACGGGCGCGCTAACATTCACCGCGGGCACTGGGGGCTAATTAATATGTTTCGGGAGCTTGTGTTAATTTACAGCGGCACGGAGTACCGCATTAAACCCACGATGGATTTGATCCGGCGGTTAGAGTTGGCTGGGTTCTCGGCGTTCGACATGGCGCGCCGGGTTCACAACCGCGATCAGAGTTTTGCGATTTTTTCCGGGTTTGTTGCGGAGGTCCTACGATATGCGGGCGCCAACGTCACAGACGCGGACATATACGCGCAGCTAAACCGCGGATCCGATCTAGCGGGGTTGATCGATCAAGTCGCTTCGATTGTCTCGGCTATTTTGCCGCCGTCACCCGTTCCGGTTGATACCGCCGGGGGGGGTGCCGCCGCGGGAAAGCCGAAGCGGGCGCCCCGCTCGGCGAGTGGTTCGCGACAGCAACGATCGAGCTAGGGATCCAACCGTCGGAGTTTTGGGGCCTCAGCGTGTGGGAGTTCCTCGAGATTTTCCGACATTGCAGGAGCAAGCGCCGGATCGGTAATTTGACACAAGCCGACGTGGACCGATTGGCCGCGCGTCAAGCAGCTTTAGAGAGTGGAGGCGACCCGTGGCACTTGGGGAGTTAGTTGTTAAAATTGTCGGCGACGCGTCCGACTTACAAAAAGAATTAGCCGACGCCGCCAAGTCTAGTGAGACATTCTCGACGAAGGCGCGCGCCAGTCTAAACGCGGTTGGCACGGCCGCGGGCGCGATGGGTGCCGCAGCGGCCGCCGGAATGGCCGTTATGATCGGCGCGGGCATGGAGTCCGCCCGGGAGATCGCCAATTCTGCGAGACTCGCCAACGCGAGCGCGGAGGAGTTTCAAGCGATGGCCTATGCGGCCCGGTCCGTTGGGATCGAGCAAGATAAACTCGGCGATATTTTAAAAGATGTAAACGACCGGATCGGCGACTTTATCACGACCGGGGGCGGACCGATGGCCGATTTTTTCGAGCGGATCGGCCCGCGCGTCGGCGTTACCGTCGACAATTTCCGCAAGTTATCCGGGCCCGAGGCGCTCGGCCTGTACGTATCCAGTTTAGAAAAAGCCAACGTATCCCAACAGGAAATGACGTTCTTTCTCGAGGCGATGGCGAGCGATTCAACCGCATTGATCCCGTTATTGAAGGACAACGCCGCCGGGCTTAATACGATGGCAGCGGAGGCCCGATCGCTCGGGTTGATCACAAGTGCGATCGACATTGCAAAGATCGAAGCCGCCCGCGCCAGTATGGCGAGCGTGTCAGCAACGGCCGAAGGTTTTAACAGGCAGTTGGCCGCCGAGGCCGCACCATTGATCGAGGCGGTCGCGGACTCATTCAAAGAGTGGGCGATTGAAATGGGCGGGTTTGATGCCGTTGCCCGGGGCGCGGTTGATGGTATAGCGACCGGGGCCGGGTTTGTGGCTGATGTTTTCCGCGGTTGGAATATCATACTATCCGCTAATATCGCGCTGTTAAAAACACTAGCCGCCGAGGGCATGGCCGCGGTTAATTCGATCGCGAACGCGTCAAAACAATGGACCTCGGAATTTTGGCAAGATGTTGACGGACTCGGCGAAAAGCTGGGGATCAGCCTTGACCTATCCGGGGCAGCAGCAGCCGCCGCGCCAGAATTCACAAAATTAGCCGACGCAACGGCCAAGGCCGCAGCAGACGCAACGGCCGAGCTAGTCGAGCTAATGGCTAAACCGTTGCCGAGCGACGAGCTAACAAAGCGGATCGAGGCATGGCGCGAGAAGTCCGCCGCCGCCGCCGTAGAGATCACCAACGCGCAAGCCGCGGCACGGGGCAACAACGGATCCGCACCCGTGGACACAGGGCCAAAATTCACAACAACTGAGAGCGACGCCGGGATCGAGGCTATCCGCCAGCGACTCGCCGAGCGATCAAAGACTTTCGAGGCTTGGCGCGCGACTCAGATCCGCGCCGATGGCAGCTACGAGACCGGGCAGATCGAGCTATTTAATCGGTTCGCCAAGATCAAAACGGCAGAGCTAGAGGCCGCGCAAGAGCGGGAGGACAAGTTATTAAGCGATCGCCGGGCGAAGGGTTTGCTTGATGAAACTCAATACAACGCCATGCGACTGCAGCTAGACCGGGACCACGCCGCCCAGCGCGCAGAAGCCCGGGCAGCCAGCGATGCCGAGTTTAACGCGATGACGTCAACCACCCCGCCGCCGATCGATCCGTTATCTAGCGAGGGCGCCGACGCGGTGCGCGCGATGCGGGAGCGACTCGAGGGGCAGGCCGAGACGATGGCCGAGTTTAACGCGATCCAGTTGGAGCAGATCAACAGCCAGCAGGCCGCCGAGCTTGCGATCTTGCAGGCCCGCCGGGACGCGGATTTACTCAGTACGGCAGAATTTGAGGCGCTAAAAACTGCAGCGGAGGCCGAGGGCGCCGCGCAACGGGAGGCGATCGCGGAGAGTGAGAGATCCGCTAAGCTAAGCATTTTTGGATCGATGTTCGACAACGTGGCGAGCCTTATGCAGTCGGGATCGCGCAAAATGTTTGAAATAGGCAAGGCCGCCAGCATTGCCAGCGGGTTAGTCTCGGCCTACGAGTCGGTGATGTCCGCATACGCGGCCGGGTCTAAGATTGGCGGCCCGCCACTCGGCGCAGCCTACGCCGCCGCCGCGGGCATTGCTCAGGCGGGCAATTTGTTGCGGTTAAAGTCGGCCAGTTTTGGCGGGGGCGGCAGCGTGTCAGCAAGCGGGGGCGGATCATCGATCCCAACTGCAGGGCAAACCGCCGGGCAGACCTCCGCAACGGGCACCGGGTCGAGCCAAGCGCCGCAGCCGTCGCGGAATATATCGATCAGTCTTGCCGGATCTTTCTTTTCCGCCGATACTGTCCGCGAGTTAATGACCCAGATCAACGAGCAGATCGGCGACGGGTTCACTATAGGCACGACATAAGGGGCGAACAATGCCGGAGATTTTGCACACGATGCCGATCGGGCCCGCGCCAAGCGGCCGCCCGGTCCCTTTAAACCCTGCAGGACTGGCAGGCCCAACCGGACGCAACGAGGAGGCCCCCGCGGCACTCAGCGCACCCAACGAGGCGGCCCCAGCAAGCGTGGGGGCACTCAGCGCGCCCAACGTGGACGCGTCGATCCCGTCCGCCGTGCTCAGCGCACCTAATGAGGACGTTTCGATCGCGCAGCCAGCGCGCGCAGTGCCGACCAACCGCACCAGCGGCGCCCAGCCCGCCCGGACGGGACCAACCGCGCAGACACAGCAGGCACAGCCAGCGCGCGCAGTGCCGACCGCGCAGACGCAGCAGACACAACCCAACCGGACGGCGCCAACCGCGCAGACGCAGCAGGCACAGCCAGCGCGCGCAGTACCGACTAACCGCACCAGCGGAGCCCAGCCAGCGCGCGCAGTACCGACTAACCGCACCAGCGGCGCCCAGCCAGCCCGGACGGCACCAACCGCGCAGGCGTCGCAGCCGTCGGTTAAAATGGCGCCCCCGGAGGCATAATGACCCAGAACGTAGAATCCGCCT